ATATGGAAAACGCTATTTTATCATTGATTGAAAATATTACAATATCGGGTTATACTGTTTTAAATCGCACTTACGAGTTTCCTTCAAATTTAGACTCAAGCACATCTACACAAACTGTTTATCGTAATTTTATACGTTTAATTTTGACTTTAGAATAAAAATTAAAATTATTTATATTTAATCTAAATAAAATTTATATCTTTGAAATAAAAATAACTTAATACATTAGAAATTATGTTAATAAAAGGAGAAAAAGGAATACTTTACATTTATCAAACTACATGGAAGCCTATTGCTTGTTTGACTTCAAACGGTTTGAACACAACTGTAGCAATGATTGAAAGCCAAACTAAATGTTTCCCGGGAGTAGTTAAGAAAACACCCGGTACGTTCAGTTATTCAATAGATGCGGAGGGGGAATACATCGACACTACTACAGCAGGTGGCGACACAGCAAAGAAAAGTCACGATGCTTTGTTTTTGTTGCAACAAGCTAAAACATTAGTAGAATGGAAAATCGATACAAATGTAGATGATGCTTCATCTGTTAAGTATTTTGGAGAGGCTTATATTACTGATTTATCTGCAACTTTTGGAAGCGGTGACGAGGTAACAACTTTCTCACTTACTTTAGATGGTGACGGAACAATTTTATTAACCGATCCAAACGATTAATGAAGTCAATTACTTTAAATATTGGTGGAGAAGATAGAATTTTTTATTTTGGTCTTGGTTTTTTAGGAAACTTACTCGAAATTGAAAATATATCAATGACAGAAATAGATGCTAAATTAGCTGAAAATCCTTTTAAATGGATTCCATTAATTATGTTTCATAGTTGCGCATTTGGTTTTAAGCGAAAAAATGAAAATCCTTTATTTGATGCTTTCGATGTTTCAGATTGGATTGATGAGGTTGGAATAGATAGCGAAGTTGTTACAGATTTTTTTAAAGCATTTACACAATCTTTAACTAAAAATGTTCCAACTCAACCAGAGGTAAAAAAAAAGGTGACGAAAAAATAAACTGGAGCGAAGATGTAATTAGTTTTGCTTTGGGAGAACTTAAATGTCCTGATTTAGATTTCGTTTACGATATGACGTGGGCAGAATTTCAAATCAGGCTTTTTGCATATAAAAGGATGGATTTATACCATTGGCAAAAAATTAGAGAGATAATGTGGACTAGTTATATTGCGCCACATCAAGACCCTAAAAAAATGGTTAAACGAAAAGAATTATTCTTACCTTTGAATGGAGACAAAAAACAAAGTACAGGGGTTTCAGAAGCACAAAGAGAAATGTTTTTAAAAGAGTATAAAAAATGGCAGGAGGCAAACTAGAGGTACAAATTGGAGCTGATGTTACCGATTTTAAAAAGAAAATCCAAGAGGTTGAGTTTGATATAAAAGAACTGTCAAAAGTAAAACTTGACCGTCTGAAACTTGGGCTTGACACAACTGCTATAAATGCTCAAATAAAAGATGCAAAAAACTCATTAAGCACTTTAAGAGATTCAGTAGGTAAAACAGGAACTGCAATAGGTGGTCAATTCACTAAACAAACTGCCAACGGCTCAAACGCATTGATGCAGTTTTCACGTATTGCACAAGATGCGCCTTATGGAATTATAGGAATAGGTAACAACATTACTGCAACCGCTGAAAGTTTTTCATATCTTAAACAACAAACAGGGTCTACAGGCGGTGCATTAAAAGCTTTAGCGAGTTCTTTAATGGGTACAGGGGGTATTTTATTAGGAGTTTCTTTATTAACTACAGGATTAACTTTATTGTCTCAATCAGGGTTAAGCGTTGGGGATATTATTGATAAAATGACTGGCAAGTTTGATGATTTTGGTCAATCATTGACTAAAATATCAGTTGAATCCGCTAAAAATTCAGGTCAAGAAATTGCAGGATTAAAAGCTCTTATTTCTGTTGCGCAAGATGACAATGAAAGCCGTCAAGAAAGATTAATTGCAGTCAAAGAATTACAAAGTCAATTCCCTGCTTATTTTGGTAATTTGTCAAATGAAAAAATATTAACAGGCAACTTAACAACCGTTACAAAAGAATTAGCAAAAGCAATCATAGCACGTGCTGAAGCATCGGCAATTTCGGATAAAATCGGAGAATTAGCATCAAAGAAATTAGAATTACAAATTAAAAAAGAAAAAGAGATTCTAAATTTGCAAAAAGCACAAGCAAACTCAAAAATTAGAATTTCAAGTGGGGGTACTTTAGGAGCTGATGCAAACATTAGTAATGAAACTAGACTATCAAGAGCGACTTCTACTGTTAAAGACTTAAATCAAAGTATTTACGATATTCAATTTCAACAAGACAAACTTGCAGGTAGATTAAACCAAAAAACGGCTGAAAGTATTAAATTATTAGAAAAAAAAGAAACTATTTTTAAAGTAACTGTTGCTAAATCACCAAATATTACACCTAAAGTTGAATCTGTAAATAATTTAACACCTGTGGGGTTGATTATTCCACCCATAAATACAGAACCTATTACAACTTCTTTCACAGAAATTAGAGAAAAAATAAACAGTGAATTAATGGCAACTCAAATATTATTGAGTAATTTTAGTGAGGAAGTGAACAACACTGTTATTAATTCTTTGGGTTCTACTTTTAGTAATTTAGGAACAGCAATCGGTGAAGCATTAGCAACTGGAGGTAATGTATTTAGCGCAATAGGTCAATCATTATTACAATCTTTAGCCAATTTCTTGTCTGATATGGGTGATTTACTTATAAAATATGGTACTTTAGCGATTGCTAAAGGTAAACTCGACGTTGCTATTGCAGCAGGTGGTCCTATATCTATAGGTGCTGGTATAGCAGCTATTGCTGTTGGTGTTTTATTAAAAGCAGCTGGGGGGGCAATTGCATCAAAAGCAAAAAGTGGCGGAGGTGTTTCATCTTCAACAGGTGCGGGAGCAAATAATAATAATAGTTCGACAAGTGGGTACGGATGGTCGGGGGGTAGTTCTGGAGGTGGGACAGTTGTTTTCGAAATAGCAGGGACTTCTTTAATTGGGGTTTTGAATAATACAACTGAAAGAAATTTAAGACTAGGAGGTAGGTAATGGAAAAATATTTTTTACAAAACGATACAACGGGATATTTAGTACAGATATTTGAAAAAGATTTTAATGGTACTTCTACTGAAATATTCGGTAATATTTCTATTGAAAAAGGTTCTGTTGATAACATCTTAGACACAATAAGAGGGACAGGATTGAAACTACAATTAGAAGCAAGTATTGATAGAAATTTCGACGAGTTTTCAGAAGCAGAAGATGAAAAAAAATACACTGTAAAAGTAACTAAATCAGGGCAAACTGTGTTTAATGGATTCCTAAAACCTGATGGGATTACACAATCTTTTGTTAGGGATATATGGATTGTTTCTTTAGATTTTATGGATGGGTTAGGCTCTTTAAAAGACTTGGCTTTTGTAAAATTAGACGGTTTTAATTTCACTGGTAAAATGTCTGTTTATGAAGTTATATCAGGATGTTTAGCAAGAACGGGTATAGTAATGACTATAAATTCAAATATAGATGTTCACTATTTAGATTATGCAGGGACAAATATTTTAAAAGACACTTATATTAATGCGGATAGATTTTTTAAAATTGATGCTCAAAAAACAGCAGGAGGGACAACAATGACTTGCGACGAGGTAATTAAATCGGTATTGAATTTATTTTCAGCTTGTATAACACAACAAGATGGGTATTGGTGGGTTTATCGACCAAATGATATTAAACCAAATGTTACTTTTACAGACAATACTTTAAATACTACTTTTGTAAAAAACTTATATAAAAAGGTAGGTTCTCAAATTGATAATTATTACCCCCACCACGCAAACGGAAATCAACAAATTGAAACAAAAGGAGCGATAAGTGCGTATAGATTGAATTATAAATATGGGTTTAAAGCTGGTGTTTTATTAAACGGGAAATTAAATCACGATTTATTTTTAGATTATGAAAATTGGGATAAAACAATTTTATTAGAAGGAAACGAAATAGTAAATGATCCATTAGACAATTCAGGGTTAATTATGAAAACATATCCTTTTACTTATTTTCCTTTAAACTTACCACAGCCACCACCACGTATTGATATATTAAAATCAACTCCCTACGGTGTTCTTTTAGGTGCGCAAATAGATGTAGTTTTTAATTTAAAAAATGATTTAAAAAGAATACCTACTTTTTTTTATTTTAAAATAAAAAGGTCTGATGGTTTTTGGTTAGACAATAATGGGGATTGGTTTAGTTCTGAAAAAATATTAGAAAAAGTCGTTACAGGGGGGGCTAATGAAGTTTGGACTATAAAATGTAAACCAGTTGATGCAAATTGTGATATTGAAATAATTTTAATGACTCCAAAAACAAAAACTATTCCAAATTTAACAACAGCCCCATACATACCTTATAATTCAGAAATAGAATCGGTTGAAATAATAAATAATTATAATTTTGACGGTAGGGTAGGAGAATTTCACACGGTTACAAGATTAGTTTCTCCAAGTTCGATAGTAAAAGAAAATCAAGAAGTCTATAACGGGGATTCATTGGGGGATATATTTCAAGGTGCAATTTATAAAAGCGATAAAGAAACATTGACTACTTTATGGACTAGAACAGGGTTTTTAGAAGAAAAATATCTTTTACAAATAAGTGCAGAGGATGATTTACGTATTCAGCAAAAACCAATTAAAAAGTTTACAGGGGACTTTTATGGGGAAATCCCATATTTGTCAATAATAGAAATAAATAATTTATCTGGATTATTCATGTTTATCGAGCATAGTTATGATACTGAAACCAATATAACAAGTGGTAAGCTATTGCAGTACTATACTAATGATGTTACAGATTTGCAATATTTATTAAGTTACGACTATGGCAACACCGTAAAACCGAGTATTAAAAGTTAAATAATTTTTACTATATTTGAACTATGGAAAACTACTTAGGGCAGGACAGAATTTTATACATTAAATTAAATGGCAGTTGGCTACCTATTGGGTGTTTGACTGGAAATTCTTTATCTGAAACTATGGAAATGTTAGACACTACGACTAGAGATAATGCAGGGTGGACTACATCAAAACCCGTAATGCAATCCTATTCGATTGCTTTTGAAGGAGTTCAGATTAATACAACTATGGCAGGAGGTACGTTTTCGGTTGCTAGTTATGACAGATTGAAGTTATTAAAAAGAAGTAGGATTTTATTAGATTGGAAAATTCAAGGTACTAATTACCCTATTGTAGACTACGGAAAGGCATATATTACAGATATTTCAGACTCTAATAATATAGATGAATTAATATCTTTTTCAGGCAATATGACAGGGTTTGGAATACCAAAAGTAACAACTTTAGGAACTGTTTTATTAAATAATGGTAATCCTGATGTAATTATAAATAATGGCGATGAAAATATATTAATAAGAACATCAAATTTATAAAAAATGGCAATAGATCCAAATTTAATAACAACAGCAAGTGTAGGAGAACTTCCAACAGCACCGTTATTGCTTACAAGTTTAATAGCACACGAAACTATTTCAGATAGTTTGCTAAAACAAGCAACCTTACAAGATTTAGTAGATTTTATTGCGCCTTTGGTATCAGCAATTCAATATCAGGTCATTACTCTTCATGTGGATAGTACATATATTGATGATAATTTTATTCTTACTGAAGGAGAGACAAAAGGATTAGGTATAAATCTAATGGCAGGTTATGCCATTTGCAACGGTAACAACGGCACAATTAATAAAGACGGTAGGGTAGGTATTGCTTATGGCACTAATTATAATGTAGTTGGTTCGATAGGAGGCTCTAAAGATGCGGTAGTAGTAGAGCATAATCATACATTTGTGATTGCTGGTGGCGGTGGCGGAGATGGTTTTGTTTCATTTAACGATGGAACAGGGATAGGAAATACATATACTTCTAATAATAGTGGAGTTTCAGGCACAAATAAAAACATGCAACCTTATCTTGTTGAATTGCAAGTTATGAAATTATAAAATTATGGCAATAAATCCAGCAGAAATAAGTACATTAAGAGTAGGTCAGTTACCACCAAATGCTTTTGCGTTAACAGACTTGATTCCTCACGAAATCGGTACTGATTTAAATCAAGGAACAGTTCAGCAATTGGCAGACACAATAGGTGCTTATTTAGGCTCTTTGGGTGCTTTAGCGTTTAATCCTATTACTGTATTAGATGGTCAAAATTTACCAGCAACCACTACAAATGAATGGATATTAGTAGGAAAAGGAACTTTTATA